GCGCTCGTCGACAACCTTATTCATTTTTCCCGCAGTAAAATTCCTCGTAAGATTCGCCATGTTACTTTATCCACTTATCGATTCCACGCATGCTCATCAAAAGCCGCCCTGGATGTATGTTACTCATTCTGATTTTAGCATTTCTCAATAGGGCTGTCCGTTCTTTTCTAGCCCTTGATACCACGTATTCCTGAACACCTAGCTTTGAATTAAGTATCTCGTACTTGATTGCCGCATAGATGTATTGTTCGAATAGCTTATTCACGGACACAAGAGAATTGTCTCCATTCTCCATTCCATCCGACACGTACTCAAGGATGCATAGCTCTCCTGCCATGCTAGAGTCAAAGTTTATTACGCCCGACTTTTTGTTTATCGAGAAGGTAGGATTGAAATTCGCCGTCTCAGTATTGAGACCAAAGCGAGCTCCAACTCTGTACTCAAAGAACCAGTCACCCTCGACGTTCCATCCCAATGAGCCATCGTATTGATGCCCTGGATTTAAATAAATGCTCTTCTTTAATTTGTGCAGCCTATCGTAGTCTAGACCTGAACTCTGTGGCTCTAAGATATTCCCGTTAATGTCGAATAAAATTCTTCCGTCGTTGTCCTGAAGATATGCATTGGATGACATGACCTGAATGTTCTCTGTCAATGGACGGATCCATCCGTCCTTGTACAATGATATTCTCACCCAATTGACGTAATCAGAAGGGAGAACATATCTCAGAGAGTCAGCCACGCTGAGCTCAAGAACCTTTATCTCCTTGAATGCGTCATAGTTGAGCTCTTGAATAGCTCGCTTTGCATGAAACAATACCTTGTATCTCTCCTCATTATTGATCAACGAGTGGTTGCCTACATGCATGAGCATGAAGTTGTTTACCACATCCTTAAGGCTAACATACTGGTATGAACCCCAGTTAGCATCCTCAGGATTGTTTCCATTGTTTTCATAATACTGATACTGTGATATATATGCCATCTGAGGTGAGGTTATTATTGTTGACTATAGGACTGTTGCTGCTGCTGCTCTTGGGCCATGGCAAATTGAGATACTTGTATCTCTCTGATGGACATGCCGCAGTACTGAAGTATCTTCATTACTAGTTTGTACTCATCTTCTATCGGCATTTCAAAATCCTGGTAGTCAGGCTGAGACTGATCAAATGATGGCTCTCCATTTATGAGAGTGACATAGGTCCATTTGGGTACCTTGGGATACCTAAAGTATGTTGCCTTTAATGCGCCATACCCTGCTATTGATGACGGGTATGCATTCATCTTGTCTTCCATTATCGTGTATGCAGGAAACATTGTGGATGGAGACGTGAGTATTGATGCGTTGAGTATTGATATTTTTCCGACAGATACCTTCTCGGCCTCTGAATAATCCTTTGCTGAGTAAATAGCGTAGTCCTGATTTGAGGCAGTGAATATATTCTCTGTAAGTTGGAGTGATGAATCGGACGCAACAATGTTCACTATAGCCATTTGTTTGGTGCCCACGTTAAGCACTATGTCCCCCGCCTGAACTCCTGCGGTAATAAAGTCTCCGGGAGATGAGATTATAAGCTGATATGGAGCCACAGTAGGACCTGATGATCCATCAGTAAGCAGCCTGGTATAGCAAATTACTTTGTTGATCATAAAAAACTCGTCACCGGTTGTGATAAGGGATGGCACAAAGAACTGATTGATGTCTTGGCCTACAAATATAGACAAAAAAAGAAGGGCCAAGCAGGCCCCTCTTAATTCAATATTTGAATCTGATCTACGATATCAGCGACTCCAACATTTTTAATCCATCGATACCATCATCGCTCTTCAGATGCCCTGCTGCGATAATGAATGGATCTTCACCAAATGGGACCGAGCACATCTTCTTTTTATTGCTTGGTGTATTGAACCAAATCTCCTTGCCATTAGAACGAATAGCTAGCAGGCTATTTTCAAAGAAGGTGCGAACCTTTGCTTGAAAGGTAAGCTCAGGATCATTGATTACATTCATGAAAGTGCTAGGGTCATTCTTCGCAAACACCAACAAGTCGCGCTTCATTTCAGCGGTAGAGATAGTTGATGGATCCTTGCCGAACAAAACCCTGGTGAGCATTTCCATGTGATCAACAGATAGCTTTCTCGCCTCTACCATAGCATTAACTTCTATGTCTAAATCTGCGATCTCTGCAGAAGCATCTTTCTCTTTATCTATCTCAATAAAAACAATCCCATTATGGGGGTGATAATGCAAGAACTCCTGAAGCACAGGATTATTTCTTGGGACAGTAAGCAATCCGTCTTCAAAAACGATTGGCTCAAGTATGGCATTACCATCTTGCTCGTCTTCAAACGGCGACTTCTGATTGACCGCATATCGAAGAACACGATTTTGATTTTTTGCTTCGTCGTACCACATCAATGGAAAACGCGGATGCGTTCGTGATGCAAGGGTATACGATAATGGAGATCCATTAATGATCCTGTAGACCTTGTCTACACTAATTTTTTGCTTTGACATTTGATTTGAATAGATTTGATTTTATTAAAAAAAAAGAGGGGTGTCTTTGAAGACACTCCCTCGATTTTATAAGGACTATCCGTAGCGGAACAACACGAAGTTGTTTGCGCCAAGAGTGCAGACTGCGCGCTCAGAGAGGAAGTGAACCTCCATTGCGTCAAGGTCGCTGTTTTGAGCACCTCCGGCAGAACCTGTAACCCACGTCTTGTAGCGACGATCTTCCGCCTCGCTTGCGCGGTAACGAACGTGCAAGAAAGGACGCTTAGCGTTCTTACCCATGATTTGGTCATACACAGTGGTAGAACCTGCAGGGACAAGAAGGCCGTTGACAGTGCCCGTTGCTGTGCCTGTAGCGCTGCTTAGGCCACCGCGCATTGTTGGGTCATTCAAGTATTTCCAGTCTGACTTGTAGAAGTCGTAACCGCGACGGAAACCGCTGAATCCAAGATTCAATGCCATCTCAACATCGTTGTCGAATAGACCGAAAGAGGCTGAGTTTGCAGCACCTGATCCATTGAAACCATTCAATGTGGCCAACATGTTGTCAATGTCAAAGCTCAATCCGCGATTCACGAAAACTACGTTCTCTTCGATCGCTCCTTGCTTGTCAAGACGTGACACGATAGTGTCCCAGTCAGGTAGGGTTGTTGGTGTACCACCACCCCATACGTTTCCACGAAGGTTTACCACGTAGAAAACACCTTCCGATCCCATCATGCCGGCTGTCTTAGCGCCTGATCCTGTTGCAGCAGGAACTGCTTCGATCATTGAGGTCTCAAGATAGTCCTCGAAACGCAAACGAGTCTCGTGCTCGGACTTAAGATACCACAAGTAACCAGTGGCACCATTTTCAGTGGTTACTTCAACCCATCCGATCTGAGCCATGTCCGAACCATTTACGGCGTACTTGTCTTTGATGATGATGGGATTGTTTGAGAAGATCTCGTCTTCGGCCTCCAAAGAACCGGTCATGCCGTTTGTGCCCTTCTTGAACTCAGATCCATAAATGAATACAGTACAAGAAGTGTTTATCGCAAACGCTTGTCCGCCAGCCTCATAGAAGGCAACGGTGAAAGTAGTTGCGCTCGGAACAGCAGTAACGATTGCTTTGTTGAACACACCTGACTGGTTGTTCTGAATCATTAGCGTTTGGCCAATACGAATAGCTACAAAAGTAACTCCTGCGTCAGCTACAGTGAATGTTGCTGTAGAAGATGATATAGCAGAACCTGACTTGCAATCAGTGTACTTGATGTGCAAACGGCCTTGTTCAGCCCATTTGATTTGGTCAGAATTAGATGGCATCTCAGCTCCCACCATACGTAGGAAAGATGCGATACTACGATTACCGTAGCGCTCAAACTCCTTCTCGTAAGTATCAGGAAGATACTGATTGAGGAAGTTAAAGTTAGTGATATAGTTTGTTGACAACGCAACCTGCTCGGCGGCAGGCTGAAGAGCGAATGTCGGTGAACTCAAAAGAGGCATGTCTTTTAGGTATTAAAAGTTAAACTTGTTTTTTGCTGCGTATTTTAAGACTCTTTCCAGAGTCAGGATTCATCGCTTTAACCTGTACTCCCTCGGTTGTTTTTGCAATCTCAGGAGTTCGTCTCTCGGTCATATCTATATTTTTTATTCCCTTGAGACTAGCTTCCGTTGCAGCTGCCATTCCTTCATCATAGAAGAACTTGGCAAACTTGTCCGGATTCATTGCGATAGCCAAGGACTTGTGATAGCCCACCGCATCTTTCATGAGCCCTGTCTTCTCATCTAGAAACTTACTTATGAAGTTCGATGGAGTCGACTGTGCCTTTCTTAATTCGGTAGAATCACCTGGAGAAAAGACTACCTTCTTGTTGTTTACCTCAAACTCAAAACCTTTGAATTCTTGATTAAACACTTCGTTCGTTTTTTGGTCAAACCATTGACGCTTACGATTGGTCTCTTCATCAGCTGTCTTAGCTCTCTGTATATATTCGCGATACGCCTCAAATTCTTCTTTCTCTTCATCAGAGATTGCTAATCCCCTTGACTCAAGGGGCAGCTTGTATTTCTCCTTCTGTTCAGTAAAGAACTTTTTGGCGTCCGTAATAACCTTCTTCTTGGCGATCTTGATCTTTTTAATCTTTAGATCATCATCAATATCCTCATCATACTTATAGTCCTGCATGAGTGTCTCGATGTCATCGTCATCCAATCCCTCTTGAGTCATACGAAGATAACTCTTCAATAACTGGTCGCCGTCCATTGATTCATAATCCTCCTTGAGTTTCAAGAAATCCTCAAATCCTCGGCCGGTTTCCTTCTTGTATTTCATGTAAGCAGCCACATCTTCCGGAAGCTCTTCCCCTGATTGGCGCTCAGCCATTAACTCATCAAATGAATTAATCTGCTT